GGAAAAAAGAAAAACCCCAGTCTGGCGACCTGCCCGGTCGTTTTCCAAAAAGGGGCTCTCTTTAATTTTTAATTGTCTTGTCATGGGGCAGGTCCTTTAAAAGCTATGACTCCGACTTTTGTCAGGTCATGAGACAATTATATAGCAGGATAACGGAATAATCAAGCAGAAAGTGGGAATAAAGTGCAGAAAGTGGGAATAAAAATAGTCGTCAAATCAATGCGGTCTTTTGCAGATTTAACTCAAGAGGAACTTGCGAGGAAGGTGGGTTTTAGTAAACGAGCTATTGTCGATTATGAGGGAGGAGTATCAATTCCTCCTGTAGACAAGTTTATTGAAATAGCCATAGCCTGTGAAATAACACCACCCCATATTGCTTGTTTGCTTACCGAACTTTCTACCGGGGAAGTTATTGACTTCACTCAATACAACAAGAATGAAGAATTAGTGGCTGTCCAGCGTGAGGCCCTCGACCTGGCTAAGGAAAGAATTGCCACGCTTGAACTTCAAAACGAAGAACTCCGGAAGAAAAGGGGGAAAGGGAAAAATTGAACCAAGTGATTTGTGGGCATTGCGGTTCTCTTAATAAAACAGCCGTTGTTCCTAAAGGAAATGTCCTGATAGCTATTATCCTGTTAATTTGCTTTATTATTCCAGGTATTATTTATGTGATTTGGGCTGTTACTAACAGGGAAAAACAATGCGCGGTTTGCTGGAGCCTGCAATTAGTTCCCATGAACTCGCCACGAGGGAAAGAACTATCTCAGGACAAAAAGAACTCTCAAGAGCCGCCCTGGGTGTAAGAAAAACATTGAAAATAAGACATGACCTCCGCGTTCCCTTCTCTCTTTTAAAGAAGCCCACCAGGCATTGGATAGAAAAGCTATCTGCCCTCAAAATTGGCGATCATTTTATAGTGGATTTCCGCCAGCAACAAACCGTCAGACGACAAGTAACCCGGTATTCAACGGGGGACATGAAACGCTTGGGAAAATATTTTTATATGAATGTTCTCCGGAAAAAGCGTAACGGCAAGAAACGCTATAAAGTGACGCGAGTCTCAAAGGATTTCAAGCCCGCAAGGAATGCTTATGTCCGAAGGTCCAGAAACTACTGGTACGATATATTCGAGAAAATGAAGCACAAGGGAATGATCCAGATTGACGAAACAGAAGTAAGGAATTGTACTTCCGCTCTCAGCCGTTATGCCGGACTTGACGGGAAATTCCAAAACAAGACATTCAGAACCAATTGCATTGGTGAAGACGATAATGGGTTTTTGCAATACAGAATTTGGAGAATTAAATGATGGAATTAAAATGGCTCCAATTGTGGATAAGTGCATTTCTCCCTGTGTCTGTTTTATTGGTTGGTTGGCTTACAACTCGCATCGCTAATAAAAAAAGAAATGATGATCTATTTGACAGACGCTTTGTTGTCTACGAAAAAACCTTCTTGATTTGGGCTTGGATGATTGCAAAGCACGAGGGAGTTATAAAAGGCAATCCTTTTCCGCCTCATAATATGACAGCAAAGGAAATCATCAATCTGCGGGCAAAGTCTTTGTTCTTGTTTGGTGATAAAATAGGAGGCATGATCAGCGATCTAATCACAGATGCGATTAATTGGAATAATGATCAATTTTACTTTTATGATTTTAATGTCAGCTATAATCTCCCACAAAAAGAATTTAATGTTAAGCAATTTGATGAAATACCGTGGAGAAAATATTTGGAATGTGAAGCACCATCACTATCTATTTTAACAAAGAGGACAATAAAATGGATACTCGAACAATTGGGCCAAGAATCAAAGAGTTGAGGGAGCAATTAGGATTAAAACAATATGAGTTAGCTGAAAAAACGGATGTTCACCAAACCCAGATCAGTGAAGTTGAAGCGGGAAGAAGACCCCCTTCTTACGAGTATTTATGTTCAATTAGTAATTATTGCGGTGTTTCTATTGATTATATTTTAACAGGCTCCGACTTTGTAAATAAAGGATTGCAACTACCAAGCCAGGAATTTGATTCCGTTGAATATTTTTCTCAACAATTGAAGGAAGCAATTGCCACCGGAATAATAAACTGGGAAGTTATTAGGGAATTGATTCGCTGGATTGATAAGTTTTCTCTATTAAAAGACTTGGAGAGAAGGACGGCAGGATTGGGCATGGGGGAAGCAATCTCGAAAAGCCTGAAAGATACAACTAAGCATGTAGCGTAAGAAATAGAGGCCAGTCCTATCCTTGAAAGGTGGTAGCAATCCACCCTCCTACAGAGTCCAAAATTCAAACATCATCTCCCAGCAATAACCATTCAATATCCACGGGTTGTTCTTTTATCCTGCCTATCTTTTGAAGGGTAAACGCGTTTGGGGTTGTCTTTCCGTATTCTATATCACAGGTTGAGCCCTGACTGATTCCTACTTTCTTAGAGAATTTCATCTGATTCAAACCAAGATAAAGCCGGTAAAGTGAGAGCCTCCAATTAATACTGTCCGTAGGAGGATACGGTATCCCGCCCCTCTTGTTCATCATGATAATGAGAGCAAACCGACTCATTCCCTTAAATTCTTTTCCCTTGAATTTGGTTGTCATGGTTCCTCTCCCGGTTATTATCCCCACACCGTATCACAATATAGTGAGGGTAGTGATGTATATGTATTAACATTCGCATGATTTACCAAAAAAAAATTAGTGGAAAGTTGGAGCATATCAATACATTGAGAACTCTATATGCCAGCGGGTTTTTTCTGTGAGGCGGTTCTATTCTCGATCCGTTTCATTGTTTCCCGTTCCTTCCTTCCTCGCTCGGTTATCTTCACAGGCTGGCTCCCTCGCGGCTTGAATCCCATAGAATCAGATTAAAAGGTTTTTGGGTGTCCAAGGTCATCTTGTCCCTTGATCTCCTGAATTATGGAATCAGGACGCGACGTGCGGGGCATCTATCCTTTAAGCATATAAGGTTGAATTGTGTCGCCGGCAAGACATTCTACTTCCCCTATTTTAGCTTAATTCAGACCGCTATCTGAGCCATTATTTTATATTAAAATACGTGCTCAAACATCATTGTCCTATTAACCCATTATTCCATAAAGACTTATAATGACGACCTGGCTATGATTTAAAAGGTTTGTGTGATTTATGTGTGATTGTGCCAAGAAAAATCCGAATTTCCACCAGCAAACAGCAATTAAGAAAGTGGAGAAAGTGGTGAAAATGGCCCGCCCCCTGTATTTATTCCAGAAATGTTCTAGCGATGTTTTTTAAATGATTAACAGTTGTGTCTTATAAACACATAATCTTTACAATGAAAAAGACGTAAAATATAAACATATCCAGCAAAGTGGTGAAAGTGGAGAAAGTGGTGAAAGGTATGAAGGTGGTCTTTAAGTTTTTTTGACGTTTTATTCTTCTTATAAACACATTCAAGGTAGGCTGTTTACATAAACATAGATAAACAATAAATAGCTGATTAGATTTTCCTGTTGTCCCAGAGAAATACCACCCCCACACCTTTTTATCCTTTTTATCCACTTTCTTAATTTTGCATGGAATTGGGGTAAATCTATATGGTGTTTCTTGCACTTCTGAAATTCCCCAGGGAGAAGTGAAAATCTGCTTTGAATTTTTATTGGGATTTAGAGATGGTATTCTTCCTTGAGAATATATCTGGAAGTATTGCGTGCTCTAACTTAGGAAGCTGCTACTTAAAGGGAGGCTTACTTAGGAGGGCATTACTTAGAGGAACAGCTACTTTATAGCTTGACCCTGTGAACTTTAGTGGTAGGCTGAGGGTGTACGGATGGCGGGAATCGAACCCGCAAGGTGGTTACACCAGGACATTCACAGTGCCCCGCGTTTACCATTTCGCCACATCCGCTGAGTGAGATTAAAGGCAGTAATGAGGACATGGTGATTCCTCATAATCAAACCCTATCGGGATAGTTACCCGGCGGGGTTTTTTTATTCCATACAACATTAAAATTGGTTAATATTTTCCTCCTTTATAACCCCCCTATTTCCCCTTTGTAACTACTTTCCATCTCTATTGTAACTATCATCGAGGAGGATCGGCGTAGGTAAGAGTTCACTGCGGATTATTTTAATTCCAGGGGCACCAATCGACAATTTAACCTTGTTCCCTTTTCTTTGAGTGACAGTAATCTCCGCCAGGAATTTCCCTTCTCCATCCTGTAAAATAAAAAATTCTCCAGGTTTTCTTGTTAAAATTAAGTGCATTATTAAACCTCCATTTTTCGTCTATAACTACCCATTAGCCAAATTGCAACCCCATCATTCAGGCGATTAAAGCCACACTGTCAAGACTGTCAGTCCCGCTTTTAGGTATATTCAGAAAACACACTTTTTTAGTGAAAGGTAGGACCACCGGCTGATCTTCCCCTTTTATTTCCCCACGAACTATCTCTTGTCCCAAAATTGAGCACCCTTTCTGTGGTGCTTGGATATTCGACATTCATATCTTTAATCCTGGCTAGAGCATCTAGCATATCGTCATGTTCACCAACCGGGAAATACTCGTATTCTTCTTCTATAAATATTTTTACCAAGTCCAGACTCTTGTTTTCATAATTAACGTAATTCAATGTTTTTGGTAAGAATATAGTGCCAGATTCAAAGCCAGGAACCAACCTTCGTATCCGGTCATTTTTTGCCATAGGACCGCCTACTTCTTTGATGTGGAAGTGGTAGTTTTCCTGATCCTGTTTGTCTTTGATGTGTTCTATGTCCGCATCTTTACCATACTTTTCATACCCGGTTTTAATTGCAGAGGAAGAAGGCTTCCATTTTTTATGAAGCTCAAATAATCTATCAGTTCTCTCAAGAAGATTTAATCTGTCTCTTACAATATCCAAAACATAAAGGTTCTGATCCTTCGCTGCCCCTATCACAATCATGGCCGTATAGTCGGATTTCTTTTTCTTTTCATTGGCAGGATCAACAAGAATAAAAATATTCATTGTCTCTTTGTCGGGGAGGGTGGCATAGAATTGGAGCCATTCCTTTTTAAACCCTTGAACAGAATCAGCCACCGGGTCTTGCAGCATTTGGCAGCCAAACGTATAAGAGCCTTGCGTCCTTCTTTTTTCTTCGAGTTCTTCCCTAGTGAGTAAAACAGGTTCACCCTCCACCAAACCATTTTCTGTAGCTGGGTAGAGACGAGGGATCGCGGCCTTTCTCCTCATTATTTCTTTGTAGGTATCGTTAAAATGATACCGGGTCCCAATATAACGTGCGAAACCGCCCCGGACTCCCAAATTTGATGATAACGCCCACGAATCTGTTGTTTTGGTCATCATGTCCGCAGAACGTGTTGATTCTTGAGTAACCACATCATCATAAACCCTTATAAGAAAGTGTTTACTTGTGGGCTGTCCATCTACGATTCCCCAGGCTTCGACTGTTGACTCCTTGGGATTGCTCTTACGCTTAATAATAATTCCGTCATCCTCCGACCACTTTGGAGAGGACTTCTTGGGGTCTTCATAAAGAATATCGGGGAATAACTCTTTGAGTGTCTGGTTGAAGGCCAATTCCCTCATTATTTCTCGCAAGAAACCTTTGGCAATTCCCCTGGTGTGACTAAATATTACAATCGTGGCCTCACGGCCATTCCATTCCTCTAAAGGATTTTCCCCATGACTGGCAAGAATATCCTGGATGGTTTTGCCAACCGTGATAATAGAAGACTTATAATGCTCCCTCGCCCATAAATCTAAATAGCCATTGGGGTGGGCCTGGACTTCCCTGCATCGCTCAAACAACCAGTCACGCTCAATATCATGCCTTCCTAACGGATACCTAAGAAGAAAATACAGGTCATTCCTGCACAGTTCCCTTATCAGCGTTACCTGGTCTTTTTCCTTCAAAGTCTTCGAGTATTGCAAGAGCGCGGGATAATCCGCCGTTGTTTTTAAGTTTTTGTAAATCTCCATTTGTGGACTCTCTTTCCAAGCCTGCCTCTGTAGTGTCAGTTATAAGTTTTGCCGCTTGCAAATCCCCGGCAGCCGCCTTGACCGCAACTACATAAGAAATAACCTCTCCAAATGTTTCATCCTCTAATTCCAAACCATTCAGCTTCAACATATCAATCACGTTGCTTGGTAATCGTTTATTAAGAATTCGGTTGAAGTGAGCCCTTAATCCTTGTTTCGTTCCAGGTTTCATCCCAGCGGGATTTCCCGATTGTCCTGGTTGATATAGAACTAAATTGGCCATGCTATTTTCATTCATAATCTTTGCCTTGTCTCTGCCTTCGGTTAAATTCACATACAAATACACAATAACATAAAACCAAAGAAACATCATTTTTGGGGCTTTTGAAATATCTCTTCCCGGGCAACAGCCTCATACTCTCCTATGCTCATGGGCTGGAAATCTTATATTGTCGGCAGTAAGAAGGGAAACTA